TCAGTTGTAAGACCTGAGACACCTGAAACACTAGAACGGTTCTTATTAAAGAAGTCTAGGATGTAGTGACCGTTACCAGTCAGTGTCGTACCAGTGTAGATCTTATCCCACTCAGCACCATCATAGACACCTGTAGCATCTTTACCTGAGTACCAAGGATGTGTCAGACGCTTTGTGAGGTCCGTAGGAGCACCGTTACCTGTGTTCCACCCTGTGTTCTGTGCATCGTACTTACGTACATTAGAGGGGCTTGCATTGTCTGTGAAGTAGGCTGAGGTGTCACCCTGCCAATCGAAGTCACGAGTACGGAAGTCGATCTGTGTGACTGTTAAGGTCTCTGCTACATTGTCTCGTTCTATGTAGATAGGGTTGATAGAAGATGATACTACAAGCAAGGCACCCTTTAGGGATGTGAATGTACACTTAGCTTCCGAAGCACCTACACCACCTGAGGTCTCGTATGCAGCAAGGTTAACTGTGTGGGTCTCTTGGTTAGCTGAGAAGGGAGCACCAGCTTTGTTGTAGAAGTATAGTGTAGCACCGTTCTGAAAGACTAGGAACTCTAGACCTGACTGACCACCTACGTTAGACCATGTACCTGTAGTTGTGATAGCTGCATCTGATACAGTAAAGGTAGACAGTACTGAGTTAGTTTCCTTAACAATACCCTTACGTCTACGGCGAGAGCCATCACGGCGAAGGTCACAGTTAAGTTCGTCTACAGAAGCATCTGGTGGAAACGTAAGTTCCCCTGCCTCAGTAACCAGACCTTTAATGAAAGTATTAACTACCCTTTGAGTTAGATTCTGTGGCATTTCGTTTCTTCCGCTCCTCAAAGTCCTTACCGAAAGCCTCACGTTTGACAGCTTTAGTAGGGCTTAATGTATTAAAGTATCTCTGGATAGCATCCTTAGCCCTCAGTATGGAAGTGTACTTACCACTTAGCTCTTTAGGTATCTTGCCTTTCTCGACATGAACTTCGAAGAACTTATAACCACCGGGGGTCTTCTTGACATGAATAGCTGTACTAGACTTCTCAGGACATCTTGCGGTTAAGATCTGTTTGTCGTTATTAACAGTAAATTCAACGTCTACCATAGGGCCGCCTTTTGTTTGCTTGCTTAAGTCTGTGCATGTCGTTCTGTATGTAAGACTTCTGCCTACGTGCAGCCTGTTCGATCTTCTGATCTACACCATTCTTAAACAAAGAGAAACATGTTGACTTCGACTCAGCAATGAGATAAGGAAATAGTACTTCGTCTACGTCTGGTGTAAAGTCATCACTGATAGTAAATGCAGGGATCTTCTCTCCGTAGCATCGTGTCTTAGAGGAAGTCAGTGTCTGGTTAATAGAACTATCGTAAGAGTCCATAACAACATGCTCGTCATCAAACAGTGTAAAGTAATTAGGAGCCTTGTCGTTACGGATCAAGACAGGTACGTTACCGTTAACAGAGTTGACTGTGATAGTTGCGTCACCCTCAGCATTCAAGCTAAGGAACTCTACAGGCTCCATGTACCTTAAGGTACGGAAGTCTGTACCAGTAGCTGAGATGTTATACTGTACAGTCTCAATCTTCTTTACATCCTCAGGGATAATGAAGTGTGTAGGACGAGCAATAGAAGAGAGACTTGTCAGTGTAAGAAGTTCTTGGTGTTCAGGTATCATTCGAGTAGATACCATGTTAAAGTAAACATCTCGAACTACAGAAGCAATCTGTTCAGCTTCTATGGAATCACTAATGCTGTTCACATCCTCAGAGTCCATATCGGACAGGATGTTCTGGACTATCTGTAGGAGTGTTCTTTTCATTAGGTGTGCTCCACAACGATTGATAGGATGCAGTCAACGTGACTAGACGGACCACCATTACCTCCAATAAGAATGTAATCATTATCTGAGACTGTGTTGTTAGTTGTAGGGTTAGTGAAGTCAACATCACCAGCGGCTGAACCTGACTGAGTTACAGTAACCGTACCCATCACAGCTGCAGAGGAGTTACTCAGTGTCAGAATAAGATCTGAACCATTGATAGCCCCTTCGATACAAGTTGTAACTCGACTTACCGTACCACCAAAAGGCATAGGAAGGTAGATAGAGGAGGCAGCAGATATGTCGTGGATATGGATGTTGAAGACAGACCGTCTGTGGTCTTCCCATGTTCCTGAGCCTGCACCATCTGCAACATAAACGTCACCTGCGGCAGCTGTGGAAGCTCCCTTAGGCTCATGGAGATATGGGTCAGATAGTGCTGAGTGATTTACGTTTGCCATTTAATGTATTCTCCTAGAGCAAGGGTAGGGTGACCCCGAAGGATCACCCTTGTAGTATTATACAGCTGGGTTCGATACGATTGAAACGATACCCTCTGGACGGTACTTCTTAACACCGTAACGAGCAGTAGTTACATACTCGTGACGTTGGTAATCTTTGTTGTACTCATAATCTACCTCAGGCATTTGACGCCATGCACCCACGAATGGGTTAGAACCTGCGTCAGCTGAGAAGAACAAGTTTGCAACACCGTTATTTGAAGAGAAGTCGTTAGCTGTTGTGCCATCTTTTTCCAAGAGTGCAGCATCAGCAACAGTTTTCTTCAAGTAGTTGGATGTGTATACATCGAAGCCATAGACGTTAGCTACGAAACGCATACCTGTTGCAATACCGTCGCGTACAATACCTTCGAACATTGGGTTGTTTGACACGTTGGTCAAGTTAGTCAATGTGTTGAGTTGGTACTCTACGGATGGGTCCACAATAGCAACCAAACCACGGTCTGCAACTTTAGACTTCTTCAATGCGTAACGTGCATATGCGAAGTCAGCAAGTTCCAACTTACCAGCATTACCACCGGAGATACGGTGCGCTGCCCCGTCAAGTGTTTCTGCGGAGTTTGCAGATACGCCGACTTCTGGTGCAGCCATAGTGGTGGATTCAAAATGCTCCATAATCGCACGGGCTTGTTCTGGAACAAAACGTGCTTCAAGTTGTGCTGAATAGAACGAATCCTGTGCAGCCTTCTTGGTGATGTAAGAAGCAGATTGCAGATACTTGTCGATGCTGAATTGGAACTCAGCTGTATCCATTGGAACGTATGAAACGGCAGCATCTTCAGTGTAGTCTGCTACAGTTGTTTCACCGATGGTTGGGATAGTGAATGTGTCACCATCTGGGAATCCATCCAACATACGAACGACGGACTGTGCCATCATTTCGTCACGAAGGATTTCTTTAAGTTCTGAGGAGTAAACCTCAGCACGGATCAAGCGTTGCATGTCCGTGTTGGAGGAAATCATACCAGCCATTTGCTAGTCCTTTCTAAGTGTTTCCGAACTTGTCACCCATTTTTACTTTGTCCTGCATAAGCTGTTGTTGGACTTTGGGTGTATAGTATTGATTAGGGTTTTCCCGACGTAAGCTTTGGTAGTATTGCCAATTGCGTACATTCGAGGCTTGCATGTTGACACCTTCGGTACGAACAGAACCTTGAACCATAGGGTTAAAGGTTTTCTGGGGTTGACCGATAAGAGAAAAGAAAGCGGTGGGAGACTCAGCTGCAATGTCACGCAAGCGTTCCATAGACATACCTAACTCTTGGGCCTTCTCTCGTACCTTAGCTTCCGCTTCAGTTCCGAAAGAATTAACTAACTCTTGATCTACTTGTGAAAGGTTTTGTTTTACAACAGAGTCCTTCTCACGTTTGAGCAGCGTCTTCTCAACAAGGCTTTCAAGATCGTTCTCACTAAGACTCGCAGTGGTGTTCTGTGTCTCTGTGCTACCATTATTATTAGGCATTGCAGTTTCTACTGTGGTAGAGTCAGTAGCCTTGTTCTGCAATTGTTCAAGAATTTGGGCCTGATAGTCTTGCTTCTTGATGTCCTCTCGCATCTGGTTTAATTGATCCTCTAGGGTCTTTATGTAACCATCTGCTTCAAGTTTACCTTTAGCTAAAGTTTCAGGGTCTCTCCAATTCTCTCCCTTCGCCTCGACGAGTTTCTGCAAAAAAGATTCCTGTGGTGGGGTTTCAGTTTGCGTTTGCTCTGTTACCTGTTCAGTCTGTGCGGTTGCAGCACTGTCAGAAAATACCATTGTTATTCCTTATCTAAGTTGATTATGTCGAGCACTAGGTTAAGCGCCCTGTTATAGCCGATACGATCAGCTTCCTTATACGCCCATGACGGACTATCATAGTCAGCTGTCGAAGGGGTATCTTTTAGTAATGACTCAAGAATATGTTCAAGACGGATGAGGCTTTCTTGGTTTGAAAGAATAGCCTGTTTAACCTTAGTCTTTTCTTCTCTAGTCTTACATTGTTTGAACCAGTGGGATTTCATTTATTTCTTTTTAATTGGTTTTTTCTTGGTGCCCTTACCATAGGGCGTCTTTGTTCCGTTTTTATAAGGCATTTTATAATCCTTGTTCCATTGCGATTTGTTGCTCTTCCTCGAATTGAACCTGTGCTTCAGTAGCCATACGTTGTGTTTCCATTTGTTCCGTAACACTTATGTTTTCTGAGAACAGTTTAGGTTCACCAAGTTCGTCAGCCAAGAGTCGTGCGAACTCTTTACCAGACAAGTGTGCCGCCATTGTTGGATCAGACAGCTTTAGCTGGTAGAGTTGTGTTAAGTTCTGGACACGGTTGGCACGTTCTGCGTAGTGTCTAGCACCCATAGGAACTATCTTGCCGTTAGCAATAATATCTTCTTTAGATATTTGTTCGAAGAAAAACAAACCTGAGTCATCATTAAGAACACGAATTGTATCTGCATAGTCCATGTTACGTCGTGCTGCCTCAAGCATTGCGTTAAGGATTGGTTCTAAGAAGACACGCTCAAAGTGTGCAGTCTTATGTTGGAAGATACGTCCAGCGGCTGTCATCAACTGTTGAACTTCGAAGGCTGTCTTCTCACCTGCGCTGCGGATACCCATAGCTTCACGGGGCGCACCTGCAAGCATTTCCATTTTATTTTCTAAAGTCTGGATTTGAAAATCAGCGTTGAGTGCAGTAGCGTCAGGCGCTAAGTAACCTACGTCACCTTCTTCACCCATGTATATACGGGCAGCTGGTTCGAAGTCAAAGTCTTCTACGTCACCTCTGATCTTAATAATTGGATAAGCAATCTGATCGAAGACATCTGCCTTCAGGTTCTCTAGGTGGTCAATGCGGTACTGCATACCGACAAGATTATCTAGTGGACCCATTGCATAGAGGTTGTCTGGACGCTCACGCCACCCTGCGTGGAAGATAGACGCTTTACCTAGCCAGCTGGGGTTCTGTTCGTTAAGCAATACATAGGAACGGTCAACAACTGTGATGACACGGTTCTTGTGGAACTTCCCAGTTTCTGCGTCATGGATGTCCCCATAGAATGTAAGCAGTTCTACATAGTTAGACTCGTAGTACTCTTGCAGAGTGGAGAAGCCATCAGCTGTGTATGCTTGAGACTTGTTTGTATCTACATCTTGACCTGACATAGCTGACCGATTGGCAAGCATCTTGTCAAGAATTTCTTTCATGTAGTCGTTGTCTACCGTCTCATCTACCTTACGGGCAACTTCCCCTACGGTTAGAATTGAACGGATAACTTTAGGGCTATCTCCGAAACTTGGGGCGAGAGGATTGAAACAGATGTCAAAGGGGCTGATACGGACAAGCTTAGGTCCAATATAGTTGACAATACGTTCTCCGTTTTCGTACTCAGTATAATCACGGGAGAAGTCAACGGTTGCAAAACAGTTTCCGTATTGAATATAGTCATTGATTAATTTACTCACAGTATTTTCAAAATCTGACTGACGTACTTTGTTATCCATATACGCTTGGATAACATCACGCTTACGTTTTACGTTACCTTCGTCGTCGTGCGCTTCGAACTTAAACCATTTCTGTTGAGGGAATAACGCAGAGAAATAGTTAGCGTGAAGGTTGTCTGCAATCTGAGTTAGCTTGGGAGTTGTCGTACTGTTAGTCCAAGGCAGTTTATTATTAGATGTTGTTCGAGTATCTGTTGCGTAAATATAATTACGGACTTCTTTCCACTCTTCAATCTTAGTCTGACGAGCGTTATTCCAATTCGTCCAACGATCAGAAATATCTGATGCAAGAGCATGAGGCTCAATCAGCTGATCTATGTCAATAGTTGTTCCAGCCATTAGAAGGAAACTCCACCAAATCTTGAGTTAAATTGCACTACATTACTTTTATGCCGACGTACTGATCGTGCAGGTTTTACCGCCATGTCTACCACTGAGGCGAGGGCATCTATCACATCGTCGTGTGCAGGGTTACGTGACGATAGTTCTTCTTCTAGTATTTGAGAGTTACCACCACGGTAATGCCAGATACTCATGTTGTCGTACCTAGGTTCTAAGATAGAGGATATACGCTCTTGCTTGTTGCCTTGGCTTTTGTTAGGTCTAAACTCGTCGATGCTAATTGACAGACCATGTTGTTTGATTAATTCTTTAAGCTGTCTAACGATTGCCATCTGAGCAACAGTCGTTTCCGCTCTTAGTTTTCTGAAAGACCACTTAGTGGATAGCTGAAGAATATGTTCGAAGTACTCAGAAATCCTATCCGTTTTAAACCTGTCGATGTCTAAGACGTACACGTTATTATCTGCGTCAATCCCTACGACAACAATCGCTGTATAGTCTGCCCGTTTACTTAGACTGAAAGCAAAGTCTACCGCTGCAAATACGTTGAGACGATTGTCCCTGTAGTAAAGGTAGCCGTTATCCTCTTTGATATGTTTACGGTCATAGTACTGGAACTTGTCTGGGCTTACAGGTACGTTGTCTGGGTCAGACGGATCGTTATAGTACTGTGCTCTGAACTGCCCCTTGTCGAGGTACTGTCCACGTTTTTTAGCTAGGATTTTTAGATCAAAGCCAAACCACTTACCGTCTTTACGTTGACTACGGGGCCAAAGAAACTCACCTGTGCCATCTCCACAATCTTCTACAGGTTTTTCAAAAACTTCATAGATGTTGTCTTCACCTATCTTATCGCCCTTGTCGTCGTACTGATCTTCTACCATTTGAAGCAAATCGTTGTATAGATCAGCTGGGTGGTAGCGGGTACCTACGACCCATTCTTTTGCTTCAGCCCCTTCGATAGACGAGAGAAGAGAGTACTGACTTTTAACTTTATTGCGTCCTTCGCCTGTGTAAGCATTTTCGTACACAACGACATCGTCCAAGACAGCAATGTCGCAATGAAGTCCTGTAAGTGACGTAGTAAGACCACCAGTGAAGACCGAAGGGTCTCTAACATTTTCTTTCCTCCTTAAGGGGTGGTCTAACATAATCTCTGAGTTAGTCCACTTAGTTCGTTTTCCTTCGTCTGCATGAACGTGTTCAGGCCAGTACCTTCGGTATATTTCTGAGGTAAGGATACCCTTGATAAACCCTAGTTGTTTTTCCGCTAGGTTAGCGGTAGCAGATATGTATAGTATACGCAATGCTGGGTTCTTTGTCAACTCCCAAGCAACACGAAATGCTATTAATCTTGACTTGCCGTGGTCCCGTGGGAATAGAAGAAGCTGATGGGACTTATGATCTTCCCGTGTCCACCAGTTACAGACATCCTCATGGCATTGTCCTAGAACTTGTTCAGGGGCAACCAACTTGATGAAGGTTACCAAGTCAGTTTCTGCCGCCTGTTTAATTTGTTCTAGTGTTGCCATGTGATGTCAGGCCGCTAACTCTGAGGCTTGATTTACTCCGAGTATATCTTCAAGCTTACTGCGTATACCAAGACCATCAAGGTTCTGTGCAAAAGACGGGGACCACCATAAGTTATTCAAGTGTAGGTAGTCCATAGAAGCCCGACCACTATCCATTACCGTTTGCGGCGCTGGGCCAAATGCACCCGCAGGGTAAGCATGTCTTATCATATCGCAAAAGGCTGCGTCATACTTACCAGCTTCCATACAAAGTTCACCACGTTCTCTTGCATAATCCCAGAATGGTGTGCTGTATTTAGACCCAGCAAAGTAGTGCATCATGATTATGCGCTCTACGTTCCTTATCAAACCTACATATTCCATGTTGGCCTGTTCTACAGACACAAGACCTTGAAGGTAGTTAATTGCGTTGTCTATAACAGTGCTGGCCATACCAAAAGACATAGCTTCCAGAGGCTCTAAGAAGAATGACGCATTACCATTGCTAGCTACTCTATCCGTAAAGTTACGGTTCTTTGAGTAGTTGTTGAAACCAAACGAGTTAGTCTCTTCGCTTGGGGTCAGATCAAAGTCACTAAAGATTGCCTTGATGTCTTCTTTTACTTCTTCAAGGGTGTTGATGTCACTGTTATACAGATACCCAATAGAACATCTGTTTTGGAGGGGTATCCCAAAGACCCAACCATATGGGCGAGCAATTGTAAGCGTGTGAGAAAACTTGGGAGCGTCCCAGTAACACTGGTTAACGTGAACAGCGTTGACAGGGATGTAAGCAGACTGCGAGTGTTTGCTGTAATCTTTAGGTCGGCCAGAACAATCAATGATGTAATCAGCGTCAATTTCGTCTGGAGACACATTGTGTTCAAACAGACCAATATGGTCTTTTAGCCTACCAAAGATGTAGTCTTGCATTTTGTTTGCGTTAAAATGCAGTGCCACTGAAGGGGAAGGAAACTCATGTAGAAACTCTTCTTTTGATGCAGAC